CGCCCTTCTTCTTGATACGAAGCAGCGGCGGCAGTGGGTGAGCGTGTTTAACTCGGCATATGCTCGATGCCAGAAGAAGGGCGGCTCCAACTGCGAGAGCTTCGCGTTCCGCAACGCCAACGGCGTGTTGAAGAACGCCTCGACAACGTTCACAGGTCTACTTGGAGGAGAGCACCCGTTGGGGCGCTCGTTCGTCGAACTGTTGGCTGCCGAGCCGCCGGAGACGATCAACGTCTTTCCCGAGCCCGGCACGTACAAGCATCCGGTGTGGGGCGACATTGAAGTCACCAAAGAGGGGAACAAGCAGTTCGTCGAGAACTTCAACGCGCAGGTATATCAAGAGCACGTCCCTATTGATGCCGAGCACGAGACGAAGCTCTCCGGCGCTGTCGGGTACATCAAGAAGCTCAACATGAACGACGACGGCAGCATCGAGGCTGAGGTCGAGTGGACGGATCGTGGGCAGAAACTCATCGAAGAGGATTCATACCGCTACATCAGCCCGGAATGGTACGAGCAATGGAAAGACCCGGCTACCGGCGATGAGTTCGAGAACGTCTTGATTGGCGCTGCGCTGACGACGAGGCCATTCTTTAAGGGCTTGCGCTCGCTCGTCGCCAGCGAGGGGCACCTTTACGATCTTGAGGGCGACGAACGCACGCCGGTCGTACGGTCATCTGTAGAAGGCGTCTCGTATTCCGACTTGCAGACGATGGTGATGAGCGCTGCTCGCCACGAGTTCCCCGGCGTCTTCGGTGGCTCGTACGGCGGATGGGTCGTCGATCTGTACGACGATTATGCCATCATCTGCTCGAACGGCGAGCAGCACTACCGCGTCGATTACTCCTACGAAGGCGAAGAGATCGTCATCTCCGGCCAGCCCGAAGAAGTCCAGAAGAAGACGGTCTGGGAAGTGATGCGCGCCCGAGACTACTCTCCGGACGAACGCAAGAAGCTCGCTGCAAAAGGCCACGCGATGCCTGATGGGTCATACCCCATCGTGACGAAAGATGATCTCGGCAATGCGATCCAGTCGATAGGACGAGCGAAGAATAAGGAGGCTGTGAAGAAGCATATCACCAAACGCGCGCACGCACTCGGCAGGACAGACTTACTCCCAGACGACTGGTCGGGGAGTACCAAGAAGACGAAGGAGGAAGGTATGACTGTAGATGTCAAAGACCTCGACGTGACGACGCTTGAGGAGAAGGATCAGAGGAGCTTGCTCACGCGCCTCGCTGCGTCGCTCAAGGCTACCGTTCGGTTCGGCCACGATCCGGGTGGCAACGGCAATGGTAACGGAGAAGGTTCAGATACCGAAGATGACAAGGGGGCGGCTGACGATGGCGACGCAGGCACGGGTGAAGGTGAGGGTGAGAGTGAGGGAGAAGGTGAGGGCAAGGGCGCTGGGGACTCTGGCGCTGGAGAAGGCGCCGTGACCGGCGCTGAACTAACATCGCTCAAGGGGGCTCTTGAGAAAGAGCGTCAGACCAAGCAGGCGCTTGAGCGGCGCGTGCAGGGGCTCGAACAGGCCGACCGCGACCGGCGCTTCCGTGACATCATCTTGGGTCGCGATGAAGCGTCTGCGAAGGCGGCGAAGGAGGGCTCTCCGGTCTACCCAATGGTCGGTGATCTGGCTGCCAAGCAGCAGATCATGACCGCGCTGGCCGACACGAAGGGCGAAGCGTCGCCGGAGTTCAAGGCATATGTTGCTGGCGAGCGAGAGCACGCTTCACAACTTCGCGCGGCAGGCACGTTCTCGGAGTTTGGCACGGACTCGCAGGGCCAGCCGGTGTCTGCAAGCCCGATCCAGGAGATGGATCGCCGCGTCGCCGAGCTTCGAGCAACCGATCCAAGCCTGAGCCCAGCTGATGCGCTGACCAAGATCGCCAAGGAAGACCCGAAGCTGTATGCGGCCTACGACGCACACGTCAAGGACGATCGCAAGGCGAACGTGTAGGAAAGGAGGAACGAGTAGATGGCACTGAACAGGTTGATTCGTTCGATCACGCTACCAGCGAGCGCAGATTTGTCGAGCAACCAGCATCGCATTATGACCATCGACGACGCCGGGAGGCTTGTCGCCGCAGTCGATGGTGCAACGGCGTATGTAGGAGTGCTCCTGAACAAGCCCAATGCCATTGATCGTGCTGGTGAGGTGGCGATCAATGGCAGCGTTGTCAAGCTCGAAGCGGGCGCAGCCGTGGCCGAGCGCGACGCAATCATAGCTGTCGCAGGAGGCCGCGGGTCGCCAACCACAACCGAAGATGATGAGATCATCGGTTACGCCCTGACGCCCGCAGCGGCCAGCGCGGTGCTGTTCGAAGTCGTCGTCACGGCACCCGCGCAGTTCCGAACGTAAGCTAGAGCAAGGAAGGAGGTAACGACAGATGCCACAGCCAGACGTAGGGGATGTGCACGTCAATGCGCTGCTGACCGAGATCAGTATCGCGCACATGAACAAGTTGGAGCACTACGTCGCCGATAAGTGCTTCCCGCTTGTTGGCGTGGACAAGCAATCAGATGTGTACGCGGTGTACACGCGAGGCGACTTCTTCCAGGGCGCAGAGGATGAGCAGGCGATGCGTCATCTGCTGAGGGCGCCTGGTACGAGAGCGCCGGTTGCTGGATACACTATCGACACGAGCAACTCGTTCCGCTGCGATAACTTCGCCGTGGGCGTCGAGATCCCGGACGAGATTCGCTCGAACGCCGATGCGGTGTTCCAGCTCGACAACGAAGCGACGCTCCTGGCAACCCAGATTCAGATGATCCGACGTGAGCGCGCGTTCTCTGCCGATTTCATGGTGATTTCTAAGTGGGGGACGGACAAGACCGTCTCGGCCAAGTGGTCTGATTACGGAGGCTCAGACCCGTTCACCGATCTGGAAGATGGTCTGGATCAGGTAGAAGCCGACACCGGCGACCGCCCGAACAAACTCGTCATGGGCGCAATCGTGTGGCGGCGGCTGAAGCACCACCCCGACCTTGTTGACCGCATCAAGGGCGGCGCAACGACCGCGCAGCCCGCGCTCGTGCAGCGGCAACTGCTCGCGCAGATTCTTGAGATCGACGAGGTGCTCGTGGCGCGAGCGTCGTACCGTTCCAGCGCGGAAGGCGCTGCGCTCACGATGGCAAGAGTCATCGACGACGACGCGCTGCTGCTCTTTGCGACGCCAACGCCGGGGCTGATGACTCCGACAGCGGGCATCTCATTCTACTGGCGTCCGCTGACTGGCGGGCAGCTCCAGTTCATGAGGAAGTACCGCATGGAGCCGGAGCGCAAGGATGTCCTGGAAGCGCACAGCTACATCGACCAGAAGATCACTGAGTCGAAGTCAGGATACTTCTTCGCGGACGTAGTGGACTAGGTGGCGAGGAGGATGAGCCAATGGCAGTGAAGACAACGCGACGGAAGACGGCACCAGAGCCTTCGCCGGAGCCTGGCAAGCCTGCGAAGACACAAGCACTCGACCGGCGTGGGCTCTGGGTCGTCGTCTCCGGTCGCATGAAGCAGTATGGAGATTTCGTGATCGAACGCCCCGGCCAAGTGATCCGGCAGCAGTACCTCAAGAACGACGATCTGTTGCTGAAGCACAACTACGTTCGGCTGCTCAAGGATGAGGAAGATGTTGAGCAATGCCAGTCGTGCGGCCTGGTCTTCCTTGGCACCGTGCTCGCTGGCCCCTACCAATCACATCTGAGCTACGCACGGCACGATCTCGCCACAGTTGATCTCGACACTGGCGTCAAGTCCGGCCACAGGCCGTCGCCCCGTACCGGCGACATCAGTGGCGATCCTGATAGCGACGACGGTGGCGATTGGGATTTGGAGCGAGAGGGTGCGCCAGCCGAGCCGAAACTGGAAGAGATCAGCCCAGGGGGCGTTCGCGTCTCACTCTAACAGAAGGAGGATGTTGCATGGGCATTGAGAAAATCAGACGACGAGCGCATATCGCCGACAGCGTGACCATCGGCGCGAATGCTGACAGTGGCCTGCTGCGCGCCGGAGCAAATGTTATCGGGCCGAAGTCCGGGGATACGCTTGCGGTAAATGCTTCTACGGCAGTCATCGGGACAGCGGCGCTGGGAGGAGTAGCAGGCGCTCTCGCCATCCGAGCCAATACCGCCGGGACGCCATGTCTCGCATTTCGGCATAGCGACGGGACGGTCTACTCGCTGTACTTCGCGCCAGCGGGCGGGGCTGTTACTGGCACGCCGGTCACGGCGTAAAGAGAGGAGAACTTCATGGGAGCAAGACTCAGGGAATTCCGCATCTTACTTGGCGACGATGACCTGCTACTTTGTGAGCGAGCAGGCGTCTCGCCGGACGAGCTAATTCCGTTGGTTGTAGGTAGAGCACTCGATGTCATTCGCACTGAGCAGCCCGCGGACGAAGCGGTCGAGGAGACAGAGGAAGCAGCAGCCGAGGAGCCGGAGGATGGCGAGTAGACTTCGCCGCACGCACGTCAAGGCGCTTGCGCCCACCGCGCTCTCGACGACCATCGCCGCCGTTTGGGATCCTCCGGCTGGAAAGCGTGTCCGGCTCATGGGGGTCTCGAACATTCGAGAGACGGCTGGGACGGCGCTGACCGTCGCCGTCACGAATGGGACAGCAGCCGCAGCAGGCACCATCGGCTACTTCGGTGTCGCGGCTGGTGCAGCAGTCACCGACGATATCGATTTCGGCGATAAGGGTCTCTATGCAGACCTGGATGCCGTACTAGGCTTCAAGACGCTCGCCAACGGCGGCACGATCTCGTGTACGCTTATCGGGCGCGAGGAGCCATTCTGAGCAGCGTCTAGTGCCACAAGGAGGATCCCAATGGCAGAGCATGGAGCGCGACACGCAGTTGTGCTGCGAGACTTCTCATACGAAGAGCGTCAGGGCGAAGAGGAGCTTGCTATCGAACGTTTCCTGCGCGCCGCGCCTGCCGACATAGATATCCACGTCATCCCTCCATCTTTCATCGACGCAGAGGATATCGCGGATGCCGATTTGGTGATCTCATTCGGCATCAAGCGGTATCCCGATCAAGTCTTTGAGCGGCTGGTCGAGCATCCGCGACACGTCCATGTTGTTCAGGACTGGTGGGAGCCGCAGCAGCCGCAGAGTCAATGGCGCAATCAAGTAATCGAATCTGCGACGCGAGTGATCTTCACGAGCCCGTTACACGACGAGCGGTACGTACGACTCTATCAACCTAAGCGGATACGGAGCAGCATCGTCCCCTTCCCGCTCTCGGCGAACGATTACGCTCCGGCGAGAGTCGAGCTAGAAGGTCGAAGCGCCGTGCTCTGGTGTCTGCCTTGGCATCCAGATTACGGCAACGATATCATGATCCGCTGGGCTCGGCAGGAATCGCAAGACGTGGATGCGTATGGGCTTGCCGTTCCCACTGGCGAGATCAGCGCGCGCGTGCGGGGCTGTGGCAAGATAGCACTCGACGCCGCTGCGCCTACATTCCGGCAGTACGACAAGTTCATCTATTTCCCGAGAACACCAGTCCCGTTCGGCTTCACATTCCTGCTTGCGTACTTACTCGGACTGGAAGTCTCGTACTCCGGCGAGATAGGCTGTCTCAGCTATGTGTCGGCTGTGGACTATGGCTGGCCGTCTTCTAGCATGAGTGTGGATGACGTGATCGATGAATCTCTCGGAGCTACTGATAGATTTTGGGAGATCGTCGAAGAGGTGGTGGCGTGATGGAATTCCTCTACGTCCACAAGAACGGCATCGCACTTCGCAAAGTAGCAGTCGAGGATCTGGAATTGCTGCTCGATCTGAAAACCGAATCGTGGTTCGGCACTCACCAGATCGCATTCCTCAACTACGCTGACCAGCTCGATTGGTTTGAGTCGATACGGAAGAACCCTAATGCTCTCTATCTTACGGCGTACGATACTAGCAAGGACAACGCCAAAGTAGGGCTGTACACTGTTCAGCACATCGATTGGATCAATCGCGTTGCTCAGGATGGGCACCACGTCTTCAAAGAGCATCGGGGTAAGGGCTACAGTTTTCCGGTGAAGGAGGCTGGTGTCGACTTCGTCTTCGAGATGCTGAATACTAATAGGATTGAGGGTCAGGTCATCATCAACAACCTGGCATCCATGGGTCCTGCTGAGAGGGTAGGGTTCCAACGAGAGGGTACGCTTAGGCAAGCAGTCTATCGTTCGGGCAGATACCTCGATAGCTGGATCATCGGATTGCTACGAGAAGACTGGGAGCGTCTGCCAAGAGTCTTGGCATTTGGCGGCATCTGCAATACGTCCTATACGCCCAAAGATGGCACTCGCCGAGATGCTGTTGTTACTCCTTCAGAAGATGCGGCATGGATCGACGCTCGAAGTGGAGGGCATCTATCGTGATCCCTCTATTCAAAGTCGCAATGGCACCTGAAGCACTCCGGTTAGTAAACGACACGCTCTACTCCGGCTACATCGGCGAAGGCCCCCGCGTCGCCGAATTAGAGCAAGCCCTCGCCGACGTACTGGGCGCCCCTGTGCTCTGCACGAACTCGTGTACGTCTGCGCTCGACATGGCCTATCATCTCATCGGCTTAGGTGAGGGCGACGAAGTGATCTCGACGCCTATGACGTGCCTTGCGACGAACATGCCACTTGCGTTGCGTAGGTGCAAGATCGTCTGGGCTGACGTTGATCCAAGAACGGGCAACATCGCGCCTGAGAGCGTCGCATCACTAGTCACACCACATACAAAAGCGATTGTTTGTGCAGATTGGGCGGGTAGACAGTGTGACTACGAGGCTCTCCGAATAGCAGGAAAAGGAATTCCTATCGTCGAAGATGCTGCGCACGCTTTTGGAGCGATGTATGAGAACATCTACCATAAAAGCCTTCCAGTAGCTGTCTTTAGTGGCACCTACATATGCTGGTCGTTTCAGGCGATTAAGCACCTGACGACTGGTGATGGGGGTGCGTTGAAAGTCCCAGATCGCCAGCGAGAGCGTGCGCGGCTGCTGCGTTGGTACGGCTTGGATCGCAACGACTCAACCGCGATGCGATGCTTGCAGCAAGCAAGTGAACCTGGGTTCAAGTATCAGATGAACGATATCGCGGCAACGATTGGTTTGGCAAACCTCTCCCTCGCGCTTGAGCATGTCGAGCAGCAGCGAGCGAATGCTCGTTACTACAACGAGCACCTGCCGGAGGGACTGACTGCTCCATACGACCCCGGCGCGGCATACTGGCTCTACACCATCCTCGTGGACGACCCAGCCGACTTCGAGCGGAAGATGGCCGAGCAAGGCGTCCAAACGTCGCAAGTCCATACGAGAAATGACAGGCAGAACTGCTTGCCTACGTCCGACCGTCCGCTGCCTGGGCTAGACGAATTCTCTTCACACATGATCTCGATCCCAGTTGGCTGGTGGCTGTCGAAGCAGGACTTGGGCGACATTGTGTATGCCGTCTCGAAAACTCTAAGGAGCAAAAGCCGTGCCGCTGTCTGATCTCGTCTCAGTCATTATGAGCACGGTCGATCCGTTGCAGGATCGCACTCAGCGAGCCATCGCGCACCTTGCTCGCAGCACAGCGTCGTACGAGCTTATCCTACTCAGCCGCAATCACGAGTGGACAACCGGCACAATCGCCAATCAGGGCATCGCGGCGTCGGTAGGGGGCTACGTCGCGTTCTGCTGCGATGACTGCTTCGTCGAGCCCGGCGCGCTTGCAGCCATGAAAGCCGCGCTCCAAGACAGAACGGTCGGCGTCGCGGGTGCATTGCTGCTCTACCCGAATGGGCTCGTCCAGCATGCGGGTGGCTGGCTCACATGGTCGAGCGCAATGGGTGGCGAGGCGATACGGCTCAACCTGGGCCATGTCGGCCAGCACATGCCTGAACCGTCTAAGCCATTCGAATCCAGAGATGTGCCGTTCGTCACAGGCGCTCTTATGATGACGAGACGCGACGTGTTCGAACAAGTAGGCTGGTACGATCCAGATTGCAAACTTGACGCTGGCGATCTGGACTTCTGCTTGCGCGTGCGCCAAGCAGGCTACAGCGTCCGCTTCGTTGCAGAAGCCCGCGCCGTCCATCTAGAAGGTGCAACTCGCGGCAGCCGCCCTTCGGATCGAAAGTGGTTCTTCGGGAAATGGGGGATGACGCTCGCCAGTCCACTAACGGCGCTGGCCGAGCCGGAAGATGATTTCGTGCTAGTAGGAGGATCCCAGTGAAGAAGAGGAACGGGCTGCGTATTCTCTGGAAGGCGAACGCACCCCATGTCGGTTCAGGCTATGGTGTCCAGTCCAATAGCTTACTGCCGCGTCTCATGCAGCATCCGAATGTCGAAGAGATCGGTATCTTCGGCTACTATGGCATCATGGGTGGGCTTTGTGAGCTTCCAGTTGGCATGGGGATACCAAATGTTAATCCGGTCAACCTCGCGCACTACCCCGTGGCCGACGACGTGTGGGGTAATGATGTCGTGTGGGAGCACGCCTACCACTTGGGCGCGCACGTCGTCATCACGCTCATGGACATCTGGGTGCTGAACGAAGACTACGGACATGGCGGGTTCCTCTGGCTGCCCTACGCGCCGGTGGATCACGAAACGATTCCTCCGCAAGTCCTCGATCGGCTACGACGAGCGTACCATCCTCTCGCCTACAGCAAGCACGCTGCTGGGCTGTTCGCCGAAGCCGGTCTGGATTCCCACTACATCCCGCACGGCGTTGAGACGAAGCTCTTCAAGCCGTACGACAAGGGCGGGAAGCTCCAGGCGAAGCGGTGGCTTGGCTTCGAGGATGAGCACTTCTTGATCGGCACCGTTGGCAGGAATGTCGGTTGGCCGTCTCGCAAGGGGTTCCCAGAACTGCTCGAAGCGTTTGCGATCTTCCACGAGACGCATCCAGAAGCCAGGCTGTTCGCGCACACAAGTATCGTGGACACGCGGCACAAGGGGCTGAATCTGCTTGCGCTGACGAAACTCTATGGTGTGAGCGACTTCGTGCGATTCTCGTTGCCGCACTTCAATCTGCTGGGCGCATCGACACAAGAGATGTGCAAGATGTACAACGCTTTTGACGTGTTCTGTCTGCCATCAATGGGCGAAGGCTTCGGCATCCCGATCATCGAGGCGCAAGCCTGCGGCGTGCCTGTGATCGTCTCCGACTGGACGGCGTGCGCCGAACTCTGCGGCTCCGGCTGGAAGGTCAAGATCGGTAAGAAAATCCCAACGCCATTACAGGCGTTTCAGGCTTACGTTGATGTGGACGATCTCGTCTGGCGTATGGAAGAAGCCTACTTGGTCTGGAAAGACCCGATGGCGTATGCTGAGATGCGGACGAAGGCCAGAGCGTTCTCGATGCAGTACGACTGGGAGCACCTGGTGAAGGATTACTGGTATCCATTCATGGACTGGCTCTGGGATCGCGTCGAGATCAAGACGATCAAGAAAGCGCCTCGACTCTATGCTGTCGATGGTTCGTCCGTCTTCGATATGGGCGCCGTGAGGGAGGGCAGCTCCGTTGTCGTATAACGCATACGAGAGGATCGCAGGAACTTCCGTCATCAAGTCCGTCGAGGCGCACTGCCGCCATCTGACGACGGCTGGGTCATTCTCTACAAGCAGCACGCCGTTATTGGAGCGGGTCGAGCAGTGGATTGACGAAGCCTACTACTACCTCCAGGCGCAGCTTGCCAAAGAGGGCTATAGCGTCACCATACCAGCGTCGGCTACCGCTGCCGTAGCGTTCCTG